ACCGCCGAGAAGAATCATGACTATCTGGTTACGGCAAACTCCTTGGATAGCGTGGAACCGAATGTGCTTGGGAAGATTCCAATTATCGAGTATCGGTACAACACTATCAACCAAGGATGCTTTGAGGCCGGCATTCCTATTCTTGATGAGATTAACAACATCGTTTCCAATGCTTGTGACGGCATCGAACAGTTTATACAGAGCTTGGCAATTGCCGTCAACTGCGAGTTCCCGGAAGACACGACAATTACTGATATTCGGAAAGCTGGTATGATTTCGCTCCGGTCTGTGGGTGAAAACAAAGCAGACTTTAAGGTGCTGTCTGAACAGCTCGACCAGACTCAGACAAAAGTCTTGGTTGACCGGCTGTATGATCAGTATCTCCGCATCTGCGCTATGCCGAGTAGATCCAATGGATCCACCACTTATGACACCACGGGTGCAGCGGTGCTGGCGAACTTTGGATGGTATCAAGCGGACTGTGCAAAGCGAAACACTATCGACCTTTTCAAGAAGTCCAATCGTCAGTTCGATGAGATTGTTGTGGAGATTTTGAGCCGCAAGAATCTTCTTGATATCGACGTTAATGACTTTGAGCTTGAGATTGTCTCCAACGAGACTGCGAATGTCCAGAGCAAAGCTCAGGCGTTCAATACGCTTCTTGCTGCCGGTATGCATCCTGAACTGGCTGCGGCAAAGTCCGGTATCTCCAATGATCCTGTGAAGGACATGAAAATGTCCGATAAGTATCTCAAGATGGTCTGGGGAGATCCTGACGCAAAGGCAGAGGAAGAGAAACAGGCTGAAGCGGACGGTAATCTCACAGAGGAAGAGAATGCTTCCAAGGGTGAGGCTGAGATCGTAGAGGACGATGCCGATAACGGTGAGAACGAAACTGGTGGTGCGGCGTGAATAACGTGATGCCGTTCGATGAACTGAATACGTTCAAAGAACAGGTCGCTATCCACTTTGACGAGGCCGGTCACATCCGTTCCAAAGAAGATGAGGAAGATATCATAGACGAAATGCTAGATCTCTTCCTCTTGGCATATGCAAATGGTGTAGCCGATACCAATGATGCTCTTGGTGCGTCCATCATGCCCTCTCTGAGTGAAGTAGAGGATACGGTGGATAAAGAGATTGCCGGGAAGACTTGGCGTGAGAGAGTCCACGAATACGCCGAGAACAACGGCACAATCGGTGACATCATCAGGATTGCTGAGACGGAATCTCACAGGGATTCCAATGAGGCGGCATATCGAACTGCGGTTGCTGCCGGTGCTACACAGAAGGTCTGGCATTGTCTGATGCTTGACACCAGTAGAGACACACATCGCTATCTCAACGGTGTGTCCGCTCCGATTGACGGAGAGTTCTATTCCTTCCGAGGCGGCAAGACCCAATTTCCTGGTCAATGGGGAATCGCGGAAGAGGATGTTAATTGTTTGTGTTATCTAACTTATAGATAAAATCCCAGAGTGAACTGGGTTATCAAACGCGACCACGGTCATGACAAGACCTTAAAACGGAAAACATGGTGCAGGGACGCACCTTAAAAAACGCAAAGGAGAATGAGACATGAAGATCGATGTAACGAAAATCGATGGGTACGAGAACATGTCCGCAGAGGACAAACTGAAAGCTCTGGAAGGGTATGAATTCGATGTTCCTACTCCGAAAGACAACAGCGAAGAGGTCAAGAACCTCAAGGAATCTCTCAGCAAGGCAAACTCCCAAGCCGCAGAATGGAAACGACAGTTTCGCGAGAAGCAGACCGAAGCGGAGAGAGCCGAGGCAGAGAGAGCGGAGAGAGAAAAAGCTGTCGAAGAAGAGCTTAAATCCCTTCGCAGAGACAAGTCGGTGAGCGGATATGTCGCTCAGTGTCTCGCTCTAGGTTATAGCGCAGACCTTGCGCAAAAGGCTGCTGAAGCGATGGCAGATGGCAATACAGCCGAAATCTTCGCATGTCAGCAAGCATTTCTGGAAGCGAAACAGAAAGAACTTGAGGCTGCGGCTCTCAACAAGCAGCCTACCATTACTTCTGGTTCGCCTCCGACATCGAAAGTCGCTGAAGTCGAAGCACAGAACAAAATGCGCGCGGCTTGGGGACTTCCGCCAATTAAAATTAAGTAAAGGAGAACTAAAAAATGGCAACTACTGTTCAGCCCCCTGTAGTCAATAGCATTGGCCTTGCATCCAGCTATCTTCCTATTCTGGATGAGATCTACCAGGCAGAATCCAAGTCTGCAATTCTCGATACCGCGCAGGATCGTGTTTATTACGATCCTAAGACTCACACCTTCCATCTGTTTGAGATTGATATGGTTGGCAATGCCAACTATTCCCGCAACGATGGTTTCGTTCGCGGCGATGTGACCTCTCAGTGGAGGCCCTACGCTCCTCAGTGGGATCGTGGTCGGCAGTTTGTTGTTGACCGGATGGACAACGAGGAAGCGATGGGCATGGTGTTCCCGGCCCTTGGTTCTGAGTATATGCGCACGAAGGTTGTTCCTGAGACGGACGCGCTCAGATTCTCCACCTACGCTGGCAGTGCTGAAGCTGGCATGACTGCCAACGAAACCATTTCCACCGGTGCGGCTGCCGTTGCCGCCATTGACCTCGCTACTGAGAAGATGGACGATGCTGAAGTTCCGTATGAAGGTCGCATTCTGTTCATGAATCCGACCATGTACCGATTCCTCAAGTCCGGTATCACCCGCTACACCATGAACGGTGAGAATGGCATCGACTATAACATCGAGATGTATGACAACATGCGCGTCATCACTGTCCCGTCTCGCAGATTCAACACTGCTGTGACGCTCGCCAATCCCACTGCCCATAATGATGCTGGCGGCTACACCGTGACTGGTCAGACCATCAACTTTATGATCATCCATCCGTCTGCTATCATGCAGGCCAACTGCTTCACCGAGCCTCGTATCTTCTCTCCTGGTGTCTGGCAGCAGTCTCAGGGTTGGGCTTGGGACTTCCGTCAGTATCACGGAGCCTGGGTCAAGAACCAGAAGAAGAGCGGCATCTACCTCAACAAACCCTCTGGTACTTGATATGGGAACCAGGGTTAATCCTGACGGCAGTATTACCGTGGGAATCATCCCTGAAGAGGCTGAAGTGAAAGCTCCAGCCTCTCTCCCCACGGAGAAGAATGAGACTGTTGTTAGTGATGTGAAGCCAAAGAGGGGACGCAAGCCTAAACAGGCTTAAGAAAGGAATGGTGTATCGCTATGACCGATGCGGAAAAACTGAAAAATGTGAAAACGCTCCTTGGTGATAGTGATGGTGCTATTCCGAGCGATGAAACGCTGAAAACCTATCTCACGCTAGCTGCGAATGAGATTCTCAATTGGAAATACCATCTTATCGGTGGAGTTCCTGACCATGTTGTGTCCGTACCTAGTCTTGAGGAGATCAAACAGATTTATGCAGTTGTCGCTGGGTACACGCATGCCGGTGCTGAAGGGCAGAGTTCACACGCCGAAAACGGCATCTCCCGTGTGTTTAAATACGGAGACATGCTTCAGTATATCCATGACAATGTGCTTCCTTATGTGAGAGTGGGTGCGATCTCGTGAGAACACTGAAGCGAAACCGTCAGACCATCTGGTATGCGTTGTACCAGGGCGAGGCGGATGCTGTCGATGCGAATGGATTCAAGACAGGCGAACATCCTGCAAGCTATTCTGATCCTGTTGAGGTTCAGATGAATGTCTCTGGTGGGAGAGGCACAGCGGCAGCGCAGTTCTTCGGAATGGATAATCCGTTCACTCGATCAGCAGTCACAGAGGATCTTACGACACCGTTTGATGACACAACGGTATTCTGGTTCGGTAAGGAACCGGGCGAGAATGCGGATGATTACAACTACGTTTGTACCGGAGTTGCAACCACTATCAACGGGCGAATCATTGCCCTGAGAGAGGTGGATGTGTCCGATGGCGAATAGAAAAGTAATCGTCGAAATGGATCCTGGTTCCATCCGGGATGCCGTGAAGATCTTGGAAGCGTATAAGAAGTTTGCGGAAAAAAAGTCAGAAGAGTTGATGCTTCGACTCGCCGCAATCGGGCTGAATACTGCCAGGGTACGCTTTGAGATGGGAGCGGTGGAGGGCAATGAAGCCCCGGATACATGGGTAGAACCAACTGAGACTGGGTTCAAGATAATCGCTCAAGGCAAGGATGTGTACTTCATCGAGTTCGGTGCTGGTGATGCTGCCGGGAATCATCCTGATAGAGCAACTGCTCCAGTTGATACGTATCCTGGTTCGTTTTCTGCGAAGAATACACAGGAGTACGTCAAGTACGGTAGCTGGCATCACCAGAAGAAAAAGTACATGGAAATCCAGCCACAGATGCCGATGTATTATGCGGCGCGAGAAATTGAGCGAAATGTTGAAAAGATTGCAAAGGAGGTATTCGGATGAGTCAGGTAACAAGAAACGCT